ATTTTTTTTCTGCAACAATATCATGCCCCAACTCTGTAAAAGATCCACGGCTTCACCGTTGTCAACTATGCCAGTGTCCTTGTGAAATTTTTGTTCTACCACTATCACAGGCCTACAGCTCTTGATGTAGAGTTCTGCACCCACGATGATTTTGTATTCATATCCTTCGCAGTCCAGTTTGATATAATCAGCGGCTGGCAACTTCATGCTGTCCAGGGTTTTCATCTGTATCGTGCCCTGACCAACAGTGTTGGGATCCACATAACTGTGACCAGTATTGTCAGCAGTGATGATCATGTCTATCATGCTGGTTTCTGCGCCCAGTGCATAATCATGGACATGTAAATTCCTAGCTGGCACATTTTTCTGCAGGCACGCTCTAAAATCAGCCACGGGCTCAAAGGCATGCACCTGTTGGAAAAACTGGCAAAGGTCTCGTGTCCACAAACCCACATTGGCACCTATGTCCAAGGCCACGTCATGTTTTTTGCAGTACCGGACGCTGGCTCGACGCACCGGTTCTTGATACACTGCTTGACCACCTTTGGCGATATTTTTATCCAGCATCTGTGCAAAATGTGTGTCTTGATCTGGAAACCACCAACGATGTGCTTGATACATGCTAGGCACCACCTGCGCGAATGTTGGCCCAGTACGGGTGGTCGTCGTGCTGTTGTATGTCACGTCCACGGCTGTGCCCTTGCTGTTTGCGCTCACCCTTGGCATGATCCATGTACAGGCCCAGTTCACTGTTGATAAAGGGGTGTCCACTGAGACGTCCTTGAGTCTGTGCAACATTGAGATTGACGAAACGATTTTTATCCTGGAATCTTTTGCGAATCACGTCCCAGATATAGCTGTCGTGCCATTCGGCCTCGTCAAAAATACGGTCCTGGTCATACATGGCCACAAACTCATGCATGAAATCTCGCGTGGCCGGATTAGCTAGATTGTAACCCACCCAGCCGCACTCGGAATGATATTTTTCTCCACGACCCAAGTAAGTGATCATGGCATCTTGGGGTGAGATCTGCTCTAGCCAAGACAAGGGCACAGGCGTATGTGTGTGCGTGTCAGCATCCAGCCAGATCATCCAGTCGGACAAAAAACGTTCACACAGAGCCAGACTGTAGACCTTGTAGGCAAATCGTTGTGCATGCCAGCGAAATGTCTTTCTAGGATCATACACATCTGGAGGTCCGGCCAAGCCATGCGCACGGGGATTGTTTTTGTTGCGTTCGGTAAAGATCATCAATGCGGAACTGAGTTTGACCAGATCCAAGACCTGGGTATTGGTGCGAGTAACCCTGGGCTGGCAGTGTTCGGCACAGATCACCAGGTCCACTTCGGCAGGCCAGTGCTGTTCAAATGTGTCAATCATGCGTTGACCGTATTGTTTTAGACCAGCTTCATTGAAAGAGGTAACTACTGTATATTTCATTGTGAATATTTAGTGATCAAGTCAGTGGCCTATTTTCCTTCTCAGTGTGCCCAAAACAGCGGTCCAGTCATGCGAGCCATGTTGGACAGTCTGCACACGGCCGGCATTGCCACACAAGAAAACAGTTGGGATGCAGATGCTGTGATCATATGGAGTGTGTTGTGGGCCGGACGCATGGCCGCCAATCAGGCAGTATGGAGCCATTATCGCAGTCTGGGTCGTCCTGTGATCATCATAGATGTAGGTGCCTTGTATCGCGGAGAAACATGGAAGATAGCCATAAACTCCATCACGGCCACGGGCTATTACGGACACACAGAAAACCTGGACTGGGACCGGCCTAGAAAGTTAGGCATCAGCCTGGCCATCAATGTGAGCCGAAATCCCAGGATCGTGATCGCTGCCCAGCATGCCCGCAGTCAGCAAGTGGTGGGTCTTGTGAGCATGGAAGGTTGGGTGGTTGATCAAGTTCAACGCCTTCGGGCTGTAACCGACCGACCCATTGTGGTTCGGCCACATCCTAGAAGTCCTCTGAATTTAGCTGGACTAGTACACTTACCCCAGGATGTGATTATTGAACCACCACAAAAAATAGCCAATACCTATGACAGCTACAACCTGGCCTTTGATTGCCATGCCATGGTCAACCATAACTCAGGTCCGGGCATACAGGCCGCCTTGGCCGGTACCAGGCCCATAGTAGATAGCACCAGTCTGGCACATGCAGTCAGCATTACCCATGCCGATCTAGATCGACCCTATAATCAGGATCGAGATCAGTGGTTGGTGGAAATCTGCCATACTGAATACACCGTTGAAGAAATACAACAAGCCCTATGGTTACGACGACTGAGTTGCCAACTGGAGCCATAGATTGCGCCTGTGTGATACATGGCGATTCCTACAACTGGAGTTATGTGGAACGCCTGTATAGCATGCTGAGCCGCCATATCACGCCGGGTATAAAACTGCATGTTTTTACCGAAGCTGACAGACCAGTGCCTCAACCCATGATACGTCATGATCTGGAACCCTGGAACATCACCCGTGCTCGCAGGGGATGGTGGTATAAGATGCAGATGTTCAATTCTGAACATCATGCTGGACCCTTGTTGTATTTTGATCTTGATACAGTGATAGTCAACAACATAGATTGGATCTGGCAACAACCTCTCCAGTATTTCTGGGCTGTGCGTGATTTCAAGTATCTGTGGCGACCCACGCATACCGGCATCAACAGCAGTGTCATGTGGTGGGACACCCGGCAATATCAGCAGGTCTGGCAAACTTTTAAAGCACAAGATCTTGTCACGGTCATGCGGCAACATCACGGAGATCAGGACTACATTGGCGCTGTGATCGCACAGGATCAGCGCAGATTTTTAGACTCAAATTCTATAGTAAGCTGGCGTTGGCAGTGTCAAGATGGCGGCTTCGATTTCCGGCGTAGACGTGGACACACGCCAGGTACAGGTACCCAGATTCCTGAATCAGCCAGTGTGCTGGTATTTCACGGCTCGCCCAAGCCCGATAAAATCACAGATGTGCAGGTGTTACAGCATTGGAGATGATAAATAAATTTAACAAAGGATTAATATATGGCAAACAGAACAGTTCAAGTAAAAGGTTACGGCTACGGGTCCAATATCTGTAATGCCGATGTCAGCTACAATGGTGCCACAGTGTTTTCGGGCACTATACCCACGCTCAATCAAGAAGAAATTATGGTGTCGCCCGATGGGCAAGTTGTGATGTTCACATTCGAAATAGACATTGCCGCGGCTGGTACTTTTCCATTTAACATTAACTTTAGCGGCGGAAATCTAGTGTATGTAGAGCAGATTTTGACCAATTATAGTGCCCAAGGCAATATCTCCAGTGGCCCCGACAACTATAAGATTATTTCTGCGCCTCAGTGTAAATCTAATGTGTTCATTAATGGCATCAGTACACTTGCTAGCCAACCACCAGGTGAATACGGATATGAAGTGCCCATTGTGTCTGGCGTAGGAACATTCGCATGCAATTTAATTGTAGATGCAGGCTTGCATGTATAGTTTACTGGATTTCAAAAAAAAACCCTACTAAATGTAGGGTTTTTTTATGACTTGACCAATAACAGCCATCCTGCTATACTAGCAACATAATGTAGTTTTTTCGCAACATTTTTCAAGAAAGACACATATGAATCAACATCTACGTCTACGAGCAGGTGCATTGACAGCAGGTATTATAGCCATTGTTGTTGCAGTTACAGGATTTTTCCATTGGTTGAGCCAGGTGGTAACGCCTGACATGGTGCCCTTGATTGTGATCTGGGCAGGCATTGCGTCCTGCATATTTCTTACATACACCGTTTTTCTAGCACAAATCCGCTACGAAGACGAAGTCAAGAAAATCACCAAAAAATGACTGTTGTTTTTTTTTTGGCAACACTCGTTGCCAGCCCGTATTTAGAGCTGGTTGACCAATAATTGTCCATTTGCTATAATAATACTATTAAAACAATCAAAGAAGGAGCTAGATGTATGTCGACTATTCTCGTTAAAAATGGGTCGTATCGCAATCAACCCGTTAACGGTATGATCTTTAACTTGGTCAAGGGTTTTCAAACTGGCGCCCGAGGAGGCTATGTGACAGTTCAGGCAGATGGCTATTTTGGTCCAGATGTTCCCGATGTGGTTCGTATCAAAGTGGACACGATCGAAGACCTAGAGTTCACCGGTGGTCAGCCTGTGGATGTACCCAAGGTCACTACCCAGGCAGTGGAAACAGATGACGAAGTCATGGATCGTATCGAACAACGATTTGACATCCTGGATCAGATGACCAAGGCCACCATAGCCGGTGATGTGCGAGCCATGATTGTTGTGGGCCCTCCTGGAGTGGGCAAGAGCTACGGTGTAGAAAAACAACTGGAGAAGTCGGGCCTGTTTGACAAGCTCAGTGGTCGCAAGATCAAGTATGAAGTGATCAAAGGTGCCATGACTCCGATTGGTTTGTACTGCACTCTGTACAAACACTCAGATCCCAACAACGTCTTGGTGTTCGACGACTGTGACAGTGTATTCCAAGATGACTTGAGCTTGAACATCCTCAAGGCCGCATTAGATTCAGGCAAAAAACGCCGAATCTACTGGAACTCGGACTCGGCCATGTTGCGTCGTGAAGGTGTGCCTGACTGCTTTGACTTCAAGGGTGCCTGTATCTTCATCACCAACTTGCAGTTTACGAATCTCCGTAGCAAGAAATTGCAAGACCATTTGGAGGCACTGCAGAGTCGTTGCCATTTCTTGGACCTCACACTCAACACCATGCGTGATCGTTTCTTGCGTATCAAGCAGATCTTCCGCCAAGGACAACTATTTAACGACTATGATTTTACACCAGAACAAGGTGACGAAATTCTCAACTTCATGGATGCCAACAAAGATCGACTCCGTGAAATGAGCCTGCGTATGGCCTTAAAGATTGCGGACTTGACCAAGGTCAGTGCAGACAATTGGAAGGCCTTGGCTGCAAGCACTTGCATGAAAAACTCGTAATCTATAATCTATGCCATTGAGATCATACTGTGTGTTGGACTGTCCTCAGCAATCTATTATTTCTGACAAGGTAATAGATTGGTTAAAAACTCACAGTGTTTTTTTTGAAAACAAAAAATTTGCATTGTGGAACAAGATAGACACTGTGACTTTGCTAAAAGAAGTTCCTGAAATATCAGAATATTTTCGTTCCCTGGGTCTCAAAATTAGAGAAGTGGCAATAACTGTGATTAATCAGCACAAGGATGTTGATCTACACATAGATGAGTTTCCAGTTACGGCCAAAATTAATTTTCCTATTTTAAACACAAAAAATACTTTTAATCAATGGTATGAAGTTCCAAAAGAAATATTGGAAACAGTCAAACCGATTGTCAATCAATTTGGGTCGACTTATTATGACTTAAAAAGTGTTGACTTGAATAAGTGTAAAAAAATCGACGAGTTTGAATTGTTACACCCAGTGGTTTTTAATTCTCAAATACCACATCGTATTAGTATTACACCCGATGCTGGTTTGCCTCGATTGGTTATGCCATGTACTTTTTTCGAGGAACCTATACAGTTGTTATACAACTAATTGGTAGCTCCTGGGGAGTGGCAACACTGCCCATTTTACACAGGCACTTCGGTGCCTGTTTTTTTGACTTTGCATTCTGGAATATGTTATAATAGTTACGCATCCAACTCCATCTATCTAATATGCACATTCAACTTACTTGGCAAAAAACTGGCGATAATTTGTTATTTGATGTTATAAACACAGAACTGGCCAAATGGTTTGTTTCAACTTGTCAACGTTTAGGAAATCAGTTCAGTGAAGGAAGTCAAGTCATAGATCGTTTAACGCACACTCTTCATACTGGAAAATTGATTGAAGAGGAAAAGATTTACATTCAAAAAGTAAATAATGCATTAAAAAAATTGAACATGCCTCTTTTTGATTTGCCAACCAATTGGCATGACCAGCGGCAACTGAATAAACTTCACAAAGACTGGGGTGAATCAAGAATTAAATGGCCTAAGCTCACTGAACTATTTTACAAGATTGATCAGAAGCTTTTTGAAGCATATCAAGAAATGAATTGCCATATTCATTTTATAGAACGTTCTTTTAACTGGACGTTCAGAGATCCTACGCACTGGCGAGAATTAAATCCATTCAAGGATAATTTTTACGATTGGCAAGTTTGTCATCTTTGTCTAAATTATCCCGGGCATGGTAGAAACGCCTTTGAAAAATTCCAAACTTTAGACACCTATGAAGATATTTACAGAGACAATGTTAATTGGGACAACATTGATGCTTCTATAGGGATTAATTTAATGCGCCCATACACAATTACAGCCACTCAAGAGTTTTTAACATGGTGCAAAGAAAAGGAATTGACGCCACATGGACACGAATTAGCATTAGGAAATTTAGTCGATTGGGAAAAAAATCTAACTATGGCTAGAAAGATTTTTACAAAAAATGTTGTAATAGAAGGTAACTATTTCTATTTGGAAATTACTACTTGAAAACAGCTACAATCATAATACGTGACGAAGTAAATATCAAGATTGAAGGACTTGATTTAGATGCACGTCGTAGTCTGGTCAATGCATTCAAGTATGATGTGCCTTATGCCAGATACTTGCCAGCGGTAAGATTGGGTCGGTGGGATGGCAAGGTTTCGTATTTCCAACTGGGCGGCAGCACCTACATAAACTTATTGCCTGAGATTATGCCCATCTTGGAAAAATTCAATTATGACATTGACCTAGATGATCAAAGAGATTACTTAACCACGTTTGAGTTTGCCCAGGTAACTGAAGACAGTTACAAGCACATAGCCTGGCCCACGGGTCATCCTGCAGCCGGAGAGCCCATGCGGCTGAGAGACTATCAGGTAGAGATCATCAACAACTTCTTGGCCAATCCACAGTGCCTGCAAGAAGTGGCCACGGGTGCAGGCAAAACAGTGATGACCGCGGCCTTATCGGATGCTGTTACAGCCTATGGTCGTTCCATAGTCATAGTTCCTAACAAGAGCCTGGTCACACAGACAGAAAAAGACTACATCAACATGGGCCTGGACGTGGGCGTGTACTTTGGCGACCGCAAAGAGTGGGGCCGTCAACACACCATTTGCACCTGGCAGAGTTTGAATGTATTGTTGAAGAATACCAAGAACGGAACCACAGAAGATGATTGCACCATTGGTGAGTTTATCGAGGGTGTGGTATGTGTTATCGTGGACGAAGTACACATGGCCAAGGCCGACGCACTGAAAACTCTGCTCACAGGTGTTATGAGCCGTATACCCATACGCTGGGGTCTCACAGGAACCATACCCAAGGAAAAGTTCGAAAGCGTGGCACTATTGGTCAGTCTGGGTCCGGTAATCAGCAAACTCAGTGCCAGTGAACTGCAAAGCCAAGGTGTGTTGGCACAGTGCCATGTGAACATTGTGCAGTTAGAAGACCATGCTGAGTTCTCCAACTATCAAAGCGAACTCAAATATCTATTAGAAGAACCTGACAGATTAAAGACCATCGCTGACTTAGTTCGGCAGGTCAATTCCACAGGCAACACTCTTGTGCTGGTAGATCGTATCGCCGCTGGTCAAGCTCTAGTGGAACAGTTAGAGGACGCAGTATTTGTTTCAGGTGCGACCAAGGCCAAGGACAGACAAGATGAATATGATGAAGTGGCCGAAGCAACAGGCAAGATCATTGTGGCCACTTATGGTGTAGCCGCTGTGGGCATCAACATACCCAGGATTTTTAATCTGGTCTTGATTGAACCGGGCAAGAGCTTTGTGCGTGTGATCCAAAGCATAGGACGTGGTATCCGCAAAGCCGAAGATAAGGATCATGTGCAGATCTGGGACGTGACGTCGACTTGTAGATTTGCCAAACGTCACTTGACCAAACGCAAGACTTTTTATCGAGAGGCCAACTATCCGTTTACACAAGAGAAACTGAGTTGGAAGTAAAGGTTGCACTTGCGACAAAACATGTTATAATCAACTTATGAGAATACTAACACTAGACAATGAGTTGTTTGAACTAGATCATCTTCCTGAAGAAGTGGATGACATGAGATTCGCTATATTTGACAATAGCGATCCCAAGGATCCGGACTATCACTACATACCCTTGATCTTTTTAGAAAGTTTCACAGCGCCGGCCTTGGTGCTACGCATAGGTGATGCCGTGATCAAGATGCCGGTGGACTGGCAGATCTTGATCGGTGAACCCGATCTGGGCGACCTGGAAGTTTTGCCTTTGACAGCCATCAATGACCGAGGGTTTAAGGCCTTTCAGTTCAACCCCTTGACCAGTTTCAGGCCCAGTTTCTTGGACATAGAGATCATTGATGTATATCAAGAAGTCACATGGTATGCGCCCAAACTAAAAAATGGTCAGATGCTGTGTGTGCCCATCGGTGAAGGTCACAAGCCGGACTGTGTGTACTTTGTCAAAGACATCAGCAGAAACTGCGAAGTTGTGGACTACAATCGGGCCTGGTAATGGACAAACTCAGCATAGCCAATGAAATGACACAGTTTGATAGAAAGAATCGCGAATTCTACAACGAACTCACCGACGAAGAACGCCGGAAGTTTTCAAACTATCTCATGATACGCTGGGGCAGTGCTGTACAAGGTTCACGAGACTTGCAGGAGTTTTATGTGATAGCCACCAACCAGCGACTGAACAAAAGATTTTTTGACATCAATCGTCATCCTAGATTACAATGGTTGTGTGCTACCACTGTGAGTCCTGGACTAGGCACACAACGACATGTGTGGATCGCACCCAAGAAACGTGAACCTGGTGCCACAGGTGTTCGCAAACAGTTGGCCGAAATCTATCCGCACTTAAAAGATGATGAACTAGACGTCATGACACGAATCACCACAGCCAAAGAACTGACAGACTACCAACGTCTCAGTGGGCAAGACACGAAAAAATGACCTACGAGTGCAGGTATTGCAAGAAAAGTTTTGTCAAGGAAACCAGCCTGGCCGTACACATGTGTGAACCCAAGCGTAGATTCCAGGAACAAGATGAGCGTGGGGTGCAACTGGGACTGCATGCATATCTCAAGTTTTATGAACTTTCTCAAGGCAGTGCCAGATTAAAGACCTTTGAAGATTTTGCCACCAGTGCCTACTATCGAGCCTTTGTGAAGTTTGGCAGATATTGTGTGTCGGTCCGGGCCATCAACCCGGCCAGGTTTGTGGAATGGTTGCTGAAAAACAACAAGAAGATTGATCACTGGGGTCGAGATA